TGCTCATGAGATTGCAACAATGGCTGAACGTCATGCTCAAGAATTAGCAAAGGGTCAACTCGAAATAAATAAAGCAGAGGCGTCCCATCGTAATATCTTTGTTGCAGGGTGGCGACCTTTCGTGGGGTGGACTTGTGGAGTCGCTCTAGCATGGCACTTCGTACTTGCACCTTTTATAATATTTTTCTCAGCTTACTTTGGTGTAGAACTTCCAGAACTACCTACTTTTGATATGGAATCACTTATGACAGTTTTACTTGGTATGTTGGGACTCGGTGGATTAAGATCTTTCGAAAAATATAAAAAATTAACTAAATAAGTAATAAGTTCAAAAAAAAGTCTTTATATAAGCGTCGTATAGGGGGTGCAAAGTATACGTCTGGTATAATTATACCTAAAAATATCTTCAACTATATACGCTTATAAAAAGGGGCTATATTAAATTGATGCCTTATATCTAGTCATATAAGGACTGATTTGTCTAACTTTCAGCTCGTTTTTTAACTTACCTATAAAATCAACCATATGTCTTCTTTCTTTTGCAACTTCAGAATTGTAAGGATAATAATCTAAATTATTTTCAGCATCAAATTTTTCTAATAAAAGTGTAGTGCTTTTAATACAAAGATTAATTTCTTTTTGTGATAATTTCATATGAGATTGAGCCATTATGTATTAATACTCTTCATTCTATTTACTAAACGGTTTGCTCTATTTGGTACTTGTTTATACCATCTTGAATCAATCATCTGATTTGCAGCTTCTTTCCAATCACGGTTATCAACTGCTTGTTTCATTTTATGAAATCTTGAGAGACGAGGTCTGCCCATATTGAACATCATGTTAGCAATAATATATTGTGCTTCTTCAGGAAGATCATCAAAATCATTATAAATAAGTTTACACTCATCAATCGTTTCTTTTATATCTGTTTCAAATAATTCATTAACTCTTTCTTCGTCAATCTTAGTGCCTACTTCTAGCCCATGTTCAGGATCATCTTCTTTTATTAAGTGTCCAATCCCACAAGTGGGTAAGCCTAAATGATCTAAATAGACTTCGTATTTACAGCCCTCATCATTTTCTATCTCTACTCTTAATCTATTTATGTCCATATTATCCTACTCTTTCTAAAGGTTCGATACTAAGTTTATATCCCATATTATTTAATACTTTTTCAAAGTTTTCTACAGTAGGCTGTCTTTTTCCAGCTTCCCAAGTCCATACGGTTATCTCACTTACACCTGTGTTACTAGAAACTTGCCTTTGTGACATATGTTTCTTTTCTCGTAGTTCTTTAAACTCATGAATTAAATTAGCCATTTTTTCCAATCTTCTCCTAATACCTGAGTCGCAAGATTAATTTTTTGTCTTAAGGCTTTTACAATTACTTCATCGACAGTTTTTTCTGCAACTAAGTCTATGTAAGTAACTTTAGAAGTCTGACTTATTCTATGCACTCTATCTTCTGATTGTAACCTTACTTCAAGATCATAGGAATTACTATAATAAATTACTGTATTGGCAGCAGTCAGTGTAAGACCATAACCTCCAGTTCTTGGCTGTCCTATAAAAAATCTTAAAGTTTTATCCTTTTGGAATCTTTCTACTATTTCTTGTCTTTTTTCTCCAGGAGTATCCCCATAGTAACTTTCTACTACCTCTTCCCCATACTTTTCTTTTAATATAGATTCTAATGCTTTTATATTATGTCTATAGTTAGCCCATATAATAGCTTTTCCATTCACTTCTTCTAATATTTCTAAAAGTTCAGTAAGTCGATTACTTTTTAATTCAACTATCGATCCAGAATCTGTTCCTACGAAACCACAACTTATCTGATGTAGTCTTAATATTTGTGTTATAACTGCATTAGCAGTAACTTGTTCCATATCGTCAAGTAAAGATACTGCATTCTTTTTCATATCTTGATAAATTTTCTTTTGTTCAGGAGTTAATTCTATTGTTCTTTTTATATACGTCTTTTGTGGTAAATCCAAACATTGCTCCTTTGTAACTCTATAAGAATGAGGTTTTATTGAAGTAGTTAGTTCGTCTAAATTACGAAAACCAATAATATGGTTATATTGATGAGAACCTGCTGATCTTCTTATCATGTCTGCAAATCGACTACAAAAAGAATAATAAGATCGAAAACCTAGTAGTTCTTCGCTAAGAAAAGCAAACTGTGAATATAAGTCTAAAGGTGATTTAGTTATTGGTGAACCTGTTAGTATTCTTTTATACTTTGCCATCTTACCTAATTGAATAGCGTTCTTAGTTCTTAATGCTCTATGGTTTTTTATTACAGTTGATTCGTCTATCGCTAACAATGTTCCTTCGTTATGTAATCCATTTTTATGGTTAAAGATAAATCGCTTGGCTATATCTAAACCTTTTTTAGTCGATAAAGCTTCAATGTTCATTACAAATATTTGTAAATCAAAAGTGCCTACCCATATTGCTTCTATTTCTTTTTTAATTTTTTCTGTAAGAGGAGAACTCCAATAAGCTATCTTATATTCGATATGGTCTGGTAAATGTGTAGGTATTTCTTGCCCTACCCAGTTTTTGTAAACACCTTTAGGGGCAAGTATAAAAGCTGAATTAATTTTACCAGCATCATATAAATAAGCAATAGTATCTATTAATACTTTCGATTTTCCAGTTCCCATATCCATTAACAATGCATATTCATCTTTTTCGCAAGATGTTTTTAATGCATCGAGTTGATGTTTATAGGGTTTCGTTTTAAACCTAAATTCCAATATATCCTTCTACTTTCTTTCGGATAACTCTAGCAGAGCAAATCATGCTAGAGCTAGTCCACCTAATCCCAAATCTACAATTCAATTAAGGAGAACTAAAGTCTACTATATAATATTAGAACAGTATATAAGAAATTTATGATAAAAAGTGCTTCACGACCCTTTATCTATGATAACTTAAAAATAAAAGTCATACTATTGTTATATAATTAAAACAAAGAGTTAAGTACACTATTATGAGATTATGAGATTATGACGAGACTTTTAAAACTTGTAATATTAAAAACGATTTAGAATCACAATGTTGCATAAAATAATAGTTTATTAATAAATAAATAAGGTATAAACTAATTTAGTTAGGAGAAAGTAGAATGGATAAAAAACAACCTACAGTTTATGTAGTACAAGATTTTGGTACCAAGAATATTTCTGGTGCTAGAAGATTTGGTGAAATAAAAGTTTTACTACCACCTAATAGACAAATCGTTTTAAGTTCTGCCCCAACCGTTTCAAGGTTGAGGGAAGGCTTGAATGGTTTTTCAGACGATGACTATTTACTCTTAATGGGAGATCCTGCTGCAATCGGTATAGCTTGTAGTATCGCATCAAACATTAATGGTGGAAAGTTTAAAATGTTAAAGTGGGATAGACAAGAAGCTTTATATCTTCCCATTAATATCAACCTTAAATACTTTGGAGAGTATGATGAACAATCTTGACGATATCCTCAGTGGTGAGGCGTTAAATACCATAAATGTCAAGGCGACACCTGATGAATTAAACAGGTTAAGCAGATTGGCAAACGAACTTATCCATAAACAAAACGAAGTAAAAGAATTAGAAGATTCTATTAAGGCGTTTAAAGATAGGATAAGACAAATCTCCGAACAAGAAATACCTGACTTTTTAGCAGAAGTTGGGTTATCGAGTTTCGAGTTAGATAATGGCACTAAGATTAAGGTTGAGCCTTTCGTTAGGGCTCACATATCTAAAGACCGATCAAAAGAAGCACACGCTTGGTTAGAGGATAATGGTTTTGGTGACATTATTAAAAGAGAAGTGAACTGTAAGTTTAATAAAGGCGATAATAAATATGTCGAATTAAAAGATAAGCTTGACGATTTAGGACAGTCTTATACGACTAAAGAATCAGTTCACCATGCAACTTTAAATTCATTTGCTAAAGAACAGATGGAAAAAGGAACAGATATTCCTATGCAACTATTTGGTCTTTACAGTGGATTCATAACTAAAATAACTAAATAAGGAGGATATTATGGCTGAAAAAGCAGTTGCAACAAAAGAAGATACATCTATTGTTACTATTAATGATGATCTTTTATTAAATGGAACAGGGTTAGAGGATACAACATCAGAAGATTTTGCTATTCCTTTTATCCGTATTATACAATCTGGTAGTCCACAGACTAAAAAAGCTGATGGTAAATATGTAAAAGGTGCTGAAGAAGGCGATATTATAAACACTGTTAGTAACCAAATTACTGGGGGCGAGTCAGGAATATATGTTGTTCCAGTCTATTACCAAAAGAAGTACATCGAATGGAAGCCAAGAGAGTCTGGTGGTGGGTTAGTAAATGCTGACCATGAAAGGACTATACTTAATCAATGTACACGAAACGAAAAAAATAAATTCGTTTTAGAAAATGGTAATTATATTGACGAAACAGCACAGTTCTATGTGATGGTAACTAATGAAGAAGAAACTGAGTGGCAACAAGCAGTTATTAGTATGTCATCAACACAGCTTGGTAAAGCTAGAAAATGGTTAAGCCAGATGAAACAAAGACGTGTAAAAAATAGTAAGGGTGATTTAGTTGAAGCCCCAATGTTCATGTTTCGTTACTTAGCTAAAACCATGTCAGAGTCTAATGATTTAGGCAGTTGGTATGGTTGGTCTATAGGTTTAGATAGAGCTGTAAAAGACCAAAACTTTTTAATGGAAGCGAGTAGTTTTCTAAAAAGTGTTCGTTCTGGTGAAGTAAAAGTTAAGCAAGAAGATTCTAACGAGGACTCTGCTAACTCTAAAGATACAGACGAAGTACCGTTCTAAGGTCAGGGGGCAAAAGCCCCCTTTCTTTATCAGGAGGATATAAAGGTAGAATGACAAAAAAGATAGAGGAAGAATTTGCTGATTTATTCGCTGGATTAAAAAAGGCATATGGTAGTTACTCACCAGAAGAGGGTAACGGAGTTGGAAAAGAAAAAGGTAGATATAGAATTATATCAGAAGATATAGACGAAGATCGTTTATATGAATTATGGAAAGAACATCTCGCAGGAAAAAATTCACTAGGTATTATACCAATACAAGAAGATAATACTTGTACTTGGGGTGCAATAGATATTGATCAATATCCACTTAATCATGGGGAACTTGTAACTCGACTTATACAAACAAATGAATTACCTGTAGTTATCGCAAGGTCAAAGTCAGGTGGTGCACATATTTACTTTTTCTTAAAAGAACGAGTAAGCTGTGCAATTGTACAAAATAAATTAAAAGAAATAGCCTCCGTGCTTGGCTATGCAACAGCTGAGATATTTCCGAAACAAACTAAATTACTTTTAGAAAAAGGTGATAGAGGTAGTGTATTAAACATGCCTTATTATGGGGGTAGTCGAACGACTAGATATGCTCATAATAAACAAGGTGAAGCTATAACAGATTTAGAAGAATTTATTACTTACGCAAAAAGTCAAGCTATAAGTAAAGCAGAACTTGAAAGTTTAAAAATAAAATCCCAAGAACTTAATGATAAAGATTTAGATGGCTGTCCACCTTGTATAAAAGTATTATGTACTATGGGATTTCCACAAGGCACACGAAACAATGGACTATTTAATATTGGCGTGTTTCTTCGAAAAAAGTTTGCAGACGATTGGGAAAAAAGGGTTGAACAAAAGAACTTTGAATATATGAAACCACCACTCGGTGCGTCAGAAGTTTTAACAGTAATAAAAGCATTAAATAATAAAGACTATCAATATAAATGTAATGATCAACCTATCGCTTCACATTGTAATGCAGCAGTTTGTAGAACTTGTGAATATGGCGTAGGGTCATCTGGTGGATTACCACAGTTTAGTAACCTACAAAAACAAGATTCTACACCACCGATATGGTTTTTAGATGTTGAAGGACATCGAATAGAATTAACTACAGATGAACTTCAAAACCAAACTAAGTTTCAAAGAAGATGTATGGATGAATTAAACTTTATGCCTTTAACTATGCGACAACAAAACTGGAGGACAGTCGTTCAACAATTACTTGATAGTGTTTCTATAATAGAAGTTCCAGCAGATGTATCGTTACAAGGGCAGTTTAAAGAACTACTTGAATCGTTTTGTACAGAACGAGCCCAAGCTTTATCAAAGGATGAAATATTATTAGGAAAGTCTTGGACAGAGGAAGGAAAGACTTACTTTCGATTAAAAGATCTGATAGACTATTTTAATCGACAACAGTTTCGAGACTATGGAAGAAATCATATTGCTGCACGCTTGAGAGATTTAGGGGGTGGGGATCATTTCTTTCATATAAAAGGTAAAGGCGTAACAGTTTGGTATGTCCCTGAGTTTGGTAGTCAACAAGAGGGTTATGAAATACCAGATATGAAAGGGGATCCATTTTGAGCGAGGATACAAGTTCATGGTCTATTATACTTGGTCCACCAGGAACAGGTAAGACAACGACTATCTTAAACCTTATCGAAATGGAAATGGAAAAAGGTACACCTCCTGATAAAATAGGATATTTTGCTTTTACTAAGAAAGCCTCGGAAGAGGGTAAAGAAAGAACAATGTCACGTTTCGGACTTGCAGGAAAAGATATACCTAATTTTAGAACACTTCATTCTTTATGTTATCGTATGTTAGGCTTATCGAGAGAATCTGTTATGGGACGTTCTAACTATAGAGAGTTTAACGATATAATGGGAATGCGATTAACAGGAGAGATGACACTTGAAGAGGGTGCTATTTCTATGTTATCAAAAGACGATAAACTAAAATTTGTTGAAGGACTATCACGTCTTCGATGTGTAGGACTACGACAAGAATGGCAAAATCATCATGATGAAGATATTGATTGGCATATGTTAGAAAGGTTTTCATTAGGGCTACAGAAGTTTAAAAAGGCACGTGGTCTATATGATTTTACAGATATGCTAGACTTATGTGTAACAAAACAACTATCTCCAAAACTAGATGTTATGTTTGTAGACGAAGCTCAAGACTTAAGTCCTTTACAATGGCAGTTAATAAGAGTTCTCGCAAAGAATTCTAAGAGAGTCTATATTGCTGGTGATGACGACCAAGCTATCTTCAGATGGGCAGGGGCAGATGTAAATTTCCTTATTGATATATCCCAAGGGGCTCGTGTCTTGGAAAAGAGTTATAGAATCCCTAAAAGGATTTTCGATATCGCTAACCAAGTAATAAGGCGTGTTAAGACAAGAACAGATAAAATTTGGCAACCAAGGGAGGACTTGGGTGATGTCGTTACCGAAACACATTTCGAACATGTTGATATAACCTCTGGCGAATGGTTGATTCTATCACGTTCTAATTATTTTTTAAATGAAGTTGAAGCACATTGTAGAGGATTAGGTGTTTACTTCGATAGAAAGAATAATCCTTCTATATCACAGAAAAAAGTTGATGCAGTAAAAAACTGGGAGAAGTTAAGAAAAGGTGAATTTGTTTTTCCTGACCAAGCTAGTGATATTGTTCAGTATATAAAGGGGGCTAAACGAAAAGTATTTGATGACTTAGAGCCATCGTTAAAGTTAACTCTTAAGGAAGTAACAGTAAAAGCAGAACTACCTGAAGCAAAAATATGGCATGATATGTTTACAGGGTTAAGCCCTCACGAAAGAAGTTATATCTTAGCCATGCTACGAAAGGGTGAAAAGATAACTAAAAAGCCTAGAATAACTTTATCAACTATACACTCAGCTAAAGGAGGAGAAGCTGATAATGTAATCCTTTTTACAGATATACCTCATAGAACTTGGAAAGCGTATGAAAAAGAACCTGATGATGATACTCGTGTATTTTATGTAGGGTTAACAAGAGCAAAACAAAAACTTCATATTATACAACCGACAACGAATAAATATTTTATGGTATGATAAAAAATAACTTTATTGATTTTAAAAAAACGTATATCTTAATATAGTAAATTTTTATTTAAAGAAAGGATGAATTTATGTCAGAAGATACTAAAAATTTTGGTATAGAAATAGAAGATGATATTCCTGTACCTCCAGGATCTGATCGTAGGTCTGTTGAAAGAAAATATCCATTAGCAGAATTAAAAGTAGGTCAGTCTTTTTTCTTACCTTTAGAAGAGGGAGATGATTTAAAACGTATGGGTAATCGTTTAAGCCAAGCTAGACAAGGCTATCAAAAAAGAAACGAAGGTGTTCGTTTTACACAGCGTATGTGGGAAAAAGACGGTGAAGTTGGAATAAGAGTCTGGCGAATAGAATAGGAGGAAAACATGGCATCTATAAGAAGAAAATTAGTAGAAAATGCAAACAATTCTAAGAATACTAGAATGGATATTGCAGGTGCAGGAGTTATGGCTAACTGGAGACCAGACGAACTTGCTCATATAAGTCGGTTCTGTAAGATAGGACAGATAA